TTTGGTTTGTGAACTATACATTTGTTAAATATTTTCTCTTTACCTGTATTAGACCTATTTTTAAATGGGAATATACATTTCTTTCCGCTTTTAGTCATTGTTTTATTTTCTGGGAAAGGACAGAACCCAACCGTTTTAATCTGGCCCTTTTTAACATTTAGACTTTCATCATTTATATCTTTTTCATAAACACTTGTTGCACAGATTAGTCCTTTATCCGTCTCTTTAGGTTCCTTTATCTCTGTACCATCTTTGTCAATAAATGGAAAACAACAATAACCTGGTTTGGTTGGTATATCGTCTACCTTTTTATGTTTCTTTCCCATAGAATCTACATCAGATCCAAATATATCACTATTACATTTTCCATCATAACAGAACCCATATTTGGTCATAACATTATTCTTATCTACCTCTGTCGCACAGATATATCCGTTATCTTTATCCTTATGTAATATACACTGTGTATTAAGTAAACTATTACCCTTTACTCTGAATGGGAAAATACATGTACCTTCTTTTATATTTTTATCCTTTATTTCTTTTCCCTGTATATTTTTGACCTTTCCTATTTTAGCTTCGAACACATCATTCTGGTTTTTAGCAGCCTGTATTTCTTCTTCAGAAAGAGTATATTTCATATCTTCTAATTTAGTTAATGGTTTTTTTATCAAATCCATATCTATTAACTTAGAGTTACCTAATGTAATAGGCCACATATTTAATGTTGTGTTTTGTGAAAGATACATATTTTTAATATCAAAAATAGAATTTATATAGTTGATATATTTATCGCCCTCTACCAATACGTTCTTATCATCTACCTCGTCTAAATATTTACCCATTAGTATTTCTTCTCTTTCTAATAATGAAAATAATATTTCTTCTGTTATTTTATAAATATATCTTTTCTTTAATCCAGATTTTAATACTAGATTACATTTTGGGAAAGTTATTTCTATTTTTTTACCATTAATTTCGATTTCTTTTTTTTTATTAGGAGAAGGTGTCGCCTGCTTTGTTGCTCCACACTTTTTTGTTTTATTGTTTAATCTATTATTATTTTTAATAGTTTTAATAGAACTTTTGTTTACAGTTATATTAGTAACTATAAAATTTATAATTTTTAATAATTCCTTTCTTTTTTTATTAATATCTAATTGAGTAATAATATTATAAATTTCATCTCTTATTGTATCTATTTTTTTGGTTTTTGTTAAGAAGAATAATTTTAATTCATTTTTTAGGTTAGTGTACATTTCATCGTCCGATTTATAGGAGGACATAAATTTCATTGAATTATTTTCATCTGAATTAATTGCATCTAACTCAAAATCATAATTGAATTCTATAACCCGTAATTTGTGTACATCTTCATTATAGGTAACTCTTTCTAATGGATGAAAACTTCCATCAGTTAATCCTATGGCGAAAATAATATTATCCTTTACTATTAATGAATCCGCCTCATCGCCAAGTAATTTAATAAGTTTTCCATATTTTATAAGTTTCAATTCTGATATCTTTTTTTTAGAAACACCTTCGGTTTTATCTATACCATATGGTCTGGTAAAAACAATTCTCTCGTTTTCTAACATAACACCGATACCCTTGAAATTTTCATCAATGATATGATGTTTAATTTTGTCTTTTATAGATGAAATTGGGTTAAATTTTTTATAATTAATTTTGTTATAAACGGTTTTATATAATGAATCATCTAACTTCCAGTCACAATTATTTTTGGTAAAATAGTATAGTCTTTTTACATAATTTAGTAGGATTCCATTGGTATAATTTTGTATTTTTTTATCAAATATAGTTACGAATGAAGGTTCAAAAACATCCTTAGAAGATTTTGCGATAATAATAGGTTCATAGTATTGATTATATTTATATAGAATACAAATCTTGTTATCATCATTAAATGTATCTTCATAAACTGGACAGTGGGTATAGAGGTATTCTACCTTATTTTTGATTATCTTTTCAAAAATGATTATATTTAGTCCCTTATCAGAAGAAAACCAGTCTTGTTTCCTTGAAAGAAGATCTTTAAATATGATAGGGTCTTTGGGTATATTCATGTCTCCGCAATATTTTTTAAAATTTTCAAATGCACCAATAATATTTGTTAGTTTATTAAATAACCCCTTCGTTTTTACTAATTGTATTTTATCATCAATATTATTTTTTAACGGTGAGATATTTAGAATAAAATCTAATAATTCTGGATATTCTTTACACCATTCAGTTACTAATTTATCATCAAGATTGAATTTATCAGATGAAAATAAGTTTAGTAGGTCTCCATTATTTAACCCTAAAAATTCAACTGGACCAAGATTTGTAATAATTTCTTCAATTAGTCTTTTTGCGGACCATTTAGTTTTGATTCTTTTCTGGTCATGTATATCATCGTCATTATCACCTTTAAATGAAGCCATAGCAGATAAGAATGATGTGTTAATATTTTGTTTTACACCTCTTCTTATAAATTGTGAAGTTCCATCAATTAGTCTTGAGTCATCGATTAATTTTTCGGTACCATTCAGTAACGTATTAAGTCTTTTATAGAGAGCACCTAGTTTACCTTTCTCTAGTGGGAATTTATCTTCACCTTGTATATATTTATCTTCAACACGAGATTCGGTATCTGTATATTCTTTAAAATCATAGTGGTCCTTTTTTATTTTAGTTTCATAACTTTTTTCTTTGTGTAATCCTTTGTTAATATTTATAATAAATCCTGGTCTTATAAATACTTCTAATTTAGTTAATTTATCATATATTTCTGGACCATCTTTTGTAATAACATAAACATTATTTTCTTCACGATTGGTTTGATTTTTAAGAAGTATAGTATCGTTTTCTTCTAGATAAATAGAATTTGTCTCTTTTTTTAATGTTTCTTTAATAGTTCCATTGATAACCAGAGAGTTAATGTCTATGTTTTTATCGGTTGCATAATCGATATCAGTAATAGCACATTTAGACCTTTTTATAGAACTACCTTCCTTTTTGAAACAACATGGCATACACATATTTTTAGGATGTAATTTAGAATCTAATAATCCCGGATATGCGTCTATTTCTGTACCTTTCAAATATTTTAACCATTCTGACGATTTTTTTGATTGTTCCTTTTTATCCTGCCAATATAGATTATCACCACCTAGACGTATAATAATAGTTTTGTTATTACCTATTTCTCCTTTTTCATCAATAACTTCACCCTGACAAAATGGACATATACCTTTATTTTTAATAAATTGATCATCTGTAAGAGCTATTTTATCTCTAATACACCAAATACGTGGACATATAACAAAATTTTTTTTTTTGGATGAAGACCCCCATTCGATTAACTTTAATTGTTTAAACCCTTCTGGGTTTTTTATTTCAAAATTATTTAGTTCAGTTTTGGTTAATATAATAGGCTGTCTCATTGTAGCAGCACCACAACTTTTAGTATATGTTTTTAGTGTATCGCTTTCAAAGTTAAAAAGTTTATTATCTCTTTTACGCATTTCAGACATATAGTTACTAATTGACATCTTTTTTAACTTAACCTGTTCAAAATCAGTATTACTATTATCGTAATCTTCATCATTATTGTTTCCATCATTATCATTGTTACCATCATTATCACTATTATCATCACTGAGTGATACATTATTATCTTCTACTACATCAACAAACTCATCATCATCATCATCGTCTTCCTCATCAATTTTACTTTCTTTAACTACAAATGTGTTTTCTTCCTTTTGGGGTTTAGTTTTAAGTTTTGATTTTTTAGAATCTTCAAAAACAAAATTTATAAATTCTCTAATTTGTTTTATTATTAAAAAACTATCGCAATTTTTTGCATCTATATTAAACACTTCTTCCTTTTTATCAAATGAAATTACTATATTAACATCAATATCCAATGGTTTTTTTTTCAATTCTTCTGTATCCATTGTTTCATTAATAACAGTTAACATCTGTAGTGAATCTGTTTCTGAAAGATTAAATAGTTTTTGGGTTTCATTAATCCATGTCTTTCTAAAATTGGATACACTAAGATTATTATCCTGTTTTATTTTTAGGAAATACCTTCTAATATTTTCAAATGAAGTAAAGTTATTAACTTTCTTGTAATTAATATAAATTTTATCTTGTTCTCGTTCTTCTGGTGTTATTTTATAAACAAAGTTATTATATTTAATAATATTATTATTTAATTTAAGAATTGATAGTTTCTTATCAGTAATATTTTCTATAAAATCTGATGTTAAAAGGTCTTCTAATTTAATAGTTATATGTTTTATAAACCGTTGTATGATTTCATTTGAGAATTTTAGTAATTTTACTATTTGTTTGTAGTTAATTTCTTTATCTAGATACCTAACAATAATTTTATCCTTAAAAAGTTGTATATCATAGTATTCATCTTCGTATTTAATTTTAAGAATTAGATATTCATTATTTTTTGGATCAATTTCTAATTTTTTATTAATCTTTTCTTTATTAGATAATTCACTCTGTGTCCATTTTTCTAGTAAACTTCTTTCGATTGGATAGCTATATAGTTCGGGTTCATATTTAACAAAATAGTTTTTGGGTTCTTTAAACCCACTATTAACTATCTTAGGAGTAATTTCATTTTTATAAAGTTTATATAATTCTGAAGTATTTCTAGATTTATATTTGCAGAAAGTTACTACATCATCAAGAACTATATTATTAAAAATTTTATAAATATCTATATCAATCTGTTTTCCAGAAAATACTACATTTTTATATTTTATAGATTTATTATCTTTTAATTCTTCACTATCCTGTAGTTTATTCTCTATTTTTACTAAATCTTTAATTATTGTCTTATAATTTTCAGATGTTGTTGGGTCTTTTTTGATAAATGGAAAATAGGTTTTTTCAATATATTCAACATTTGGAATTCCCACATCTATTAGTTCATTATAATCTGTTAAATAAATAGTATTATTGGTAATAGTATTATAGTCTTGTAATAGATAGTGTGAACAATCTTTAAATGACCGTAGTATATCCTGATCTCTTATGGGTTGTGAAAGATCACATTCAAAAATATGTTTAGTATTATCTACATCATACTGAATACCCAATATATCGTTATAACCAGTAATAGTATTATCTTTGCATTTAAATGTTTTGTTGCTACAGAGTTCATTAAAATTTTCTTGTTTTTTTAATTTAATTGATTCATATTCAGATATCTTTTTTTTATTTACCCATAAGTGTTGGTGTTTTGGTAGGTAGTTATCGCAATAAATCATAATTTTCTTTTTAATAATATCAATAGTATCGTTCAAATTTATTAGAGCTTTAACAAGAACAGTATCTTTTGTAATTTTTTTAGTATCTATATATTTTTCAATTAACTTCTTTTCATCAATAGACAACTTATTTACCTCAGAAACACCTTCGTTATTAATTCTGGTTACTAATCTATCTATTTCAGAAAATGAACCAATAAAAATGTACTTTTTTTTTGTAATTGTATTTTCAACAGTAAATATTTTGTTTTTATCAGACATATCTAATATATAAACATATTATAAATAATTATAAAATACTATTATATGCCATCACAGATAGAACTAGCTAAGAATAAACGAATAATGTTGTTTTTATTTGGGTGTCTCTTTGTTAGAAGTCTACCAATTGTTATTTTAAAAAAAATACCCAAACTATCTATAATTATAGTTCTGTTCTATTTGGGGATAGGACTATCATTTTTAAAAACATTTATGTTTTCTAAATCAAAATTTGGGTTTTTTGGTGGAAAAGTATGGTGGAATAAATTAAGACTATTTCATAGTTTAATTTATCTATTATTTGTAGCATTATTTATAACTAAAAAAAAAATATATGTAGAGTTGTTAAACTTTGATTTGGTTGTATCATTACTATCAGTAATAAATAATTATATCTAGTCTCTGAGAGGTGTGTCTGTAATCATTGTACCACAGTATTCGATAGGGTTATTACTAAAATCTTGTTTTGTATAAATATTATTATCAATTGCTACTTTTAATAGGAATTTCATATTATCCCAGAATTCTTGGTTATGTCCAATCGATTCGGTCATAAGATGTGCAAGTTCATGAATACCCACAAAGGCGATAGTATTTATGTCCACCAAAGTATTTAATCCATCTTTGGATCTTAGACAGAATACTATTTTTTCTCCTTTATTGATAGAATATGATGTATGTTTATTACCTGGACTACTTTCTGATATATTATTTTCATTATAATTACTGTTTAGACGTTTAATGTCTATTTTAGTTTGTTCGGTGTAACCAGAGTCGTCTGATTCGGCATTTTTTACACAAATCGAAATTAGTTCTTTAAATTTATTATTTAGTACATCCATTAAATTGGCGGCCTCTTCTTTATCTGGTAAGTTTCTTACTAAATAGTTTCTTCCATTTACGTTTACATAAACAACATCTAACGATTTGTTTTCAAGGTGTACGTAAAATACAGTAATAACTATTAATAGTAGAAAAAAAGAGACGAAATCTTGCATTATATATTAGTATAGTATAATAAATTTAATTTAATTAAAATAAAATTTGAAGAAAATTAATCAGATATATGTAAGTAACACTCACACCACATCATGTCCGACACTATTGAACTTCAGATGCTAGACTGGAAATACTATGACGAAACACAGTTTAGTGAATATAAAAGAGATGGAGAAATTAAAAAGAAAATGATTGGTTCTAAATTTATTATCCAAGGGTTTGGAGTTAATGAAGAAGGTAATTCGGTTGCTATTAATGTTAGAGACTTTCCTCCTCATTTCTATATCGGACTAGATTCTCATATTTCAAGAGAGAAACTAGATATGTTTGTAAAAACAATAAAAAATAAGCTTCCATTTTACTGTAAGAATGATATAGATGATAGCTACGATATTGTTAAGAGGAAACATTTCTATGGATTTGATAATGGTACCGAATATCCATTTATCCGTATTCTATTCAAGAGTCTAAAATGTTTTACGTGTTGTTCTAAAATTCTGGAAAAAGAGTTGAAAGTTCCTGGATTTCCTAAAAAAATTTATAAACTATATGAAACAAATATTCCACCTCTACTTAGGTTTATTCATTTTAAAAATATTAAACCAGCAACCTGGATTTCATTTAAAAAATCAGATATAGTCAAATCATTCGGAAAAAGGAAATATAGCACAAATGCTGAATATGATATAAATTGGAAGAATATTATTCCTATTGAGAAATCTACATTTGCACCCTTTAAAATCGCATCCTTTGATATTGAATGTGATAGTAGTCATGGTGATTTCCCTCTACCTAAAAAAACGTATACTAAATTGTGTAGGGAAATACTTTACAAAATCAATAAGAAAAAGACTAATATTAATACTCATATTTATGACTATATTAAAGAAGCATTTTCGGATAATATTACTATTAATGATAGGACTATTAGTAAGATTTATTCTAAAAATAATACTAAACCATCAGAAATGAAACTTAAAATAGCATCATCTAAATTGTTTGATATTTATAATAGGAAAGAAACCTATGATATATTGGCAAAAGACATTCTACTAATGTTTAAAAATGATGAAAAACATGTCCAGGAGTTGATAGAAGACGCATTCTGTGAAATTTCTAATCCAGAAGAGAAGACAAACTTTGATGTTACTACTATTTACACAAAACAAAATAAGAAGCCACCACTATCCTATATTAAGAAGGCTTCTATCCAAGTTATTAAACTATATAACAAGTAT